GCTATTCAAGATATTCGTTTTTCTAGAACAATAAATAGAATTCAACAATCAATTCTTCAAGAATTAAACAAGATAGCTATCATACACTTATATCTTTTAGGTTTTGAGGATGATTTAGATAATTTCACACTTACACTTAACAATCCATCAACACAAGCTGAAATGTTAAAAGTTGAACATTTACAACTTAAAGTTAGTCTTCTTAAAGATGCTGTGTCTGATATTGGAACTGGGTTTGGTGTTATGTCATGGACACGAGCACACAGAGAAATTATGGGTTGGTCTGATGATGAAATAAAACAAGATTTACTAGAACAACGTATGGAGAAAGCTGCTTCTGCTGAATTGGCGAATACTGCTGCTGTTATTAAACATACTGGCATGTTTGATAGTGTTGATAGAATTTATGGCGACTTTGATGTTGCGTTAAATGGTGGTGGTTCTGGTGAAGGTGAAGAAGGCGGTGATTCTGGTGCTGGTGGTAGTGGTGGAGGTTTCGGAGGTGGAGGAATGGGTGGTGAAGACCTAGATTTCGGTGATGAATCTGATGCTGAAGGTGAAGAAGGTGTACCAGAAGAAGGTGCGATAGATACTGAAGGTGGTTTAGATATAGATGCAGAACCTGAAACAGTTGCTGAGTCTCTAAAAAAAGTAGAAAAATTATTAACTGAAAGAAAAGAAGTATTGGTTGGGGATTTAAATAAAAGAACAAATAAGTATAAAAATAGATTTGTTGATGCTTTAGTTGAAACAATTAAACCAGACAAAACTAAAAAGGTTTCTAATATTAAAATTTACAATAAAAATTTAAAAATAAACAAAGACATCGATGGTATGATTGGTGATATTGATAAAATGTTGGATGAATAATAGTTTTATATGTAAAATAAGATATTTATAATTAAAAAACAAAATGACTAAAATAGATATTACAAAAACGGTTCAAAACTTTGGTAAAATTAAAAACGCTTACAACGAAATATTGGTTGAAAGCGTTGTCACTAAAAACAAGGTTAAAAAAGATTTATTTAAATCTTATGTAAAAATAATCAAAGAAAACGAAGCTTTGAAGAATCAATTCTTGGTTTATAATATCATTGAAAATAAAGTAGAAATCAATGAATCAAAAGCAAAGTGTTTTGTTGATGAATGTATGAGTATAATTTCAAAATATGACACAAAAGATATTTTAATTGTTAATAACAAATTAATTGAGAATATCGTATTTGAAAAAGACTATGATTATGATAAAAAAGAATTACATGAGAATATAACTACTTTGATATTCACACCTAAAACACCTAGAAATATTGATGCAATTCTAGAGGCTAAATCATTTATTGTTGATTACATTATTAATAACAAAGAAAAAGAAGTAAGTGAAAGCGTTGAACTACCAAATAGTATGTTGTCTGCAATTATGGTTGATAAATATAATGAGAGGTATGCTGATTTAAATGAGGCTGACAAAGAAGTGTTAAAAACGCTTATTGAATCTGATGACACAAAGAAAAAAGAAGTTTATTCAAAAACACTTAGAGAGTGCATTGATTTAATCGATGAACGACTTGAGGAATCTAATTTAGAAGCTAAAGATAAATTATTACGAGTTAAAGATAAATTGTTGAATGATAAAAAAGAAATAAATGAAGATTACATTAAAAATATTTCTAAATTGGTTGAATTAAGAAGTTCTTTAAAAAAATAATATCTATTTAAACCTATTGACTAATTCCTGGATTTTATTTATATTTGAATAAAATATTAGATATGAAAACTGGGAAAGAAATTAAAACAAATAAATTTAAAAACTATAACGTAGTCTTTGGTAGTGTGAATAATAAGAATCCAAAAGCGATTTATATAACGATATCTTCATGGGTTAAACCTCTAGAAGAAGAAAATGTAAATTATAACCAAGTAATACGAAATTTGAATAAGAATGTAAGACAAAGTTTATTCAACCTTTTTAAAGATGATAAAGATTCTTTATTTGATGGATATAGGACTATTGTAGATTTAGATATTAGGGAATCTGGTATTAGATATGGTAAAAGTAGTTTTATGTGTTGTGAATTAACACTATTTCTACACACAGAAATATCGATAACTTCTGATGATATAAAAAATAAGTTAGAATTATTTACCGAAAAAATTATAAATAATAATTTTGAAAATAATAAATTTTTTAATTTTAAGAATAAAAAAAATTAAATATAAAACCCTAATCATTTGATTAGGGTTTTTTTGTTTAATTAACATATTTATATCTATAAACAATACTATGGATAAAGATATAAAAGTAATTAAAAGAGGTTGTAGCGGTACAGGAGTTCTAATTGAACATGACGCTGGATTTATTTCGCCTGATGAACCTAGGAACCAACCTTTCATAAATGAAATAAAAAAAATAGATAGCGGTAGTAGAATCAGCATCGTTGAGCCACTTATCGTTTATGTTGTACTACAAAAATACGGTATTCTTAATCGTAATGGTAGAATATACCCAGAATCAATTCTTAAATCACAAGATAGGTTATATCAAGAAGCTATACGTGAACGTAGAGCTGTAGGTGAATTAGACCACCCAGAATCAAGCGTTATAGCTGGTGATAGGATTTCACATAACATTGTTGAAACGTGGTGGGAAGGTCATACGCTTATGGGTAAAATGGAAATATTAATGACACCTGGGTTTATAAATTATGGTATCGTATCAACAAAAGGTGATGAAGTAGCGAACTTATTAAGAAATAGAATTAAGATTGGTGTTTCTTCTAGAGGTGTAGGTTCACTTAAAGAAGGTAAGAATGGTGAGCAAATTGTTCAAGAAGATTTTGAAATAATTTGTTGGGATGTTGTTACAGCACCATCTACTCCAGATGCTTGGATAGGTCGTAGCAGAGAAGAAATGACACCTTATGTGGAAAACGTGGAAACTAAAAAACCATTAATAAAAGAAAATTTATTAAATGATTTAGATAAATTTTTATTCGAATAATAAAAAAATAATATTTTTTTAAATAAAAAATGTTTTTTGTTAAAAACACATATATTTATTAACAAATGAGATAACATCTCGTGCTTATCTAATAAAAAGAAGAAATAAAAAAAAGATAAAATGGCAGAAAAAAAATCAATACTTGAAGAAGCTTTATTGGATATTAAAAACATTCAATCAGCTCTCAATGCAAACACAAAAGAAATACTTCGTAGCGTAGCTAAAGAAGAAATTGATAGTGTAGTGAAAGAGTCCTTGGAAGAAATGACTTATGAAGAAGAAGATGTTGACCCTTTAGCTGGTGAAGCTGGAGAGGAAGACGAAAACGAATTTGACGCAGAAGGTGGTATGGAAGATGTAGATTCAGAAATGGGAGGTTCAGAAATGGAATTACCAGCTATGGATGCAATGGGAATGGAAGATGAGGAATCATCTGAAGAACTTGATATGACTGGAGCAAGTGATGAAGACGTAATCGCAATTTACAAAAAAATGAGTGGTGAAGATGAAATCGAAATTGTTGGTGATGAACTTCGCTTAAACATTACAGAACCAGGTGAATATGTTGTAAAACTAGATTCACTACAAGGTGATACTGATTTGGCTGATGAAGAAAACTTTGATGAAGAACCTATTGAAATGGGTGATGATGAGGAGGAATCTACTGATGTTGAGTATGACATTGAAATGGGTGATGATGATGAAGAAACTGAAGAAGAAGAAAGTGAGTTCGGTGACGAAGAAGCTGTAGAATCTGAAGAAGGTGATTCTGAATTTGGTGATGAGGAAGAAACTGAAGAAGAAGAAATTGAAGAAAATATTGCAAATGTAAATGGTAAAGCTGGTCACCAAGGACAAAGACGTTCTGGTTCATCTCATTTAGGTTTCGGTAAAAAAAGTGTTGATGGTGAAAAACTTGATGAAACCATTAAAGCTAGACAAATCGTTTCTGAAACAGCTAAAAAATACAATACTCTACTAACTGAAGCTAAAAAATTAAAATCTGAGAATGATGAGTTTAGAACTGCTCTTAGAGAATTTAGAACTAAATTAGTTGAAACTGTTGTTTTTAATAGTAATCTTACATATGTTGTAAGAATCTTACAAGAACATTCAACAACAAAATCTGAAAAACAAAATATCATTAAAAGATTTGATGAGGTTTCCAATCTTGTTGAATCTAAAAAACTTTACAAAAATATTGTTAATGAATTGGAAACAAGAAAACCAATCAACGAATCAGTAGAACGTAAAATTATTAAAGAAGCATCTACTAGTACTTCAAAACAATTAAATGAAAGTACAGCATATGTTGACCCATCAACAAAAAGAATCATGGATTTGATTAGCAGAGTTGAAAAAAGATAAAAAAAAATAAAATAATAACCCTAACAAAAAAATAAAAAACAAATTATGTCACATTTATTAACATCTGGACAAGTAGGTAACATCGGTTTAAACCACATGAAAGCTATTCGTTTGGAAACTCAAACAAAATGGGATTCATTAGGATTCCTAGACGGTCTTAGAGGACACGTAAAAGAAAACATTGCTCAATTATATGAAAACCAAGCGTCTTCTTTATTGACTGAAGCAACTACTGCAACTAACTCTGGTTCTTTCGAAACTGTAGTTTTTCCAATTGTACGTAGAGTTTTCTCTAAATTATTAGCTAACGATATCGTATCTGTACAAGCTATGAACATGCCAATCGGTAAATTGTTCTTCTTCGTTCCACAAACATCTTCTCGTGTTGATGCTGCTGGAAACGCTGGTTCTCCATATGCGAATGATGGTAGTTTAACAACAAACCAACAATTCTCTGCACACACTGGTTTAGGTGGTCTTAACAACGGTACTCCAGTTGGAGCTGCTTTACCATCTTGTATTAATTCTGGTGGTTGTGTTGTAACACCATTCGTAGGTAAAAATCTTTATGATGCATTCTACAATGATGGTTTATTTGATAACTCTAAAGGTACTCTTACAATCCAAGTTGGTGGTAATGCTGTATTTACTTTAGGTAATGATGGTGTTTATACTGTAGCTACTGGAGCAATGTCTGCTGGACCAACTGCAACTGATGGTTCATTAAGAGGTATTATCTTAGGAATCACTGGTTTCTCTAAAAACGTTATTGGAAATGGTAGAGAAAAAATGACTGGTGCTAATGGTAACAATACAGATACTGAATCTTTCTTAGCTTCATTACGTGTTGTAACTACTAATGCTATCTTGGATAGAGATGGAAATGCTGTTATCGCTGCTGGTAAAGAAGTTCCTTTCCGTTTGGTTACTCAACAATACGGTAAAGGTATCGTTACGTCTAGTTCTAGTAATTTAACTGATGGTACTGGTACTTGTTATGTAGAGTTAGATTTACGTCACCCTGTTGGAACAACTGCTGCTGGTGCTGTTGTAACTCCTGGTACTGCTACTTATGATGGTTATGTTGGTGCATCTGCTACAACTGTATCTGCTTTCACTTTTACTTCTGCATGGGCTGAATACGCTTCATTAGAACTTGAAACTGAAATGGGAGAAGTATCTTTCAGATTAGACGAAGTTGTTGTATCTGT